GGTCAAACCATCCCTCCTCCCACGCCTCGCCCATGCGCTTGCGGATGAGTCGGTCGATGTAAGCGGCTCCGTCGGGCAGCCAGAGACGCATCCATCCGTCTTTGCGTAAGGCTAAAATGATGCGCTCGCCATCGGTCTTGCGGCGGCGGGTCATGGCTCAACCTTGATCTCGGGCAGCGGCGCGCGCACGACGTTGATGCTGTCGCCGGGATAAAGCCACGCTCCGCCGCTATGCCACTCGCGCTGCGGCGAGCCTTGATGGCTGGCGAGGACCTCCGAGCCAAGGACAAGAGCCTCGCGCAGCCGCTCGTTCTCCGCGAGCAGCCTATCGTTCTCGGCGTCAAGTCGATCATTTTTAAGCAACTCATCGTCAAACCTGCGGATTTCGTCGCCCAACCCTTCCGCAAGTTGTTTCGACAGTCCCGTCAGCCGCTCGACATCGGCGCGCAGACGGTCAACCTCGGCCAGCAGCGTGGCGCGGTCGGCGTGCGCTAGCGAAATCGCGGCGATGGACAAATTACCACTAGGCACTTGCTCATGCCTCGCGCGGATCTCCGCGATCTTGTCGTCGGTCATCGTCCATCCTCCATTTCCACGACCGCCATCCCGGCGGCCTCGATTGCGTTGACCACCCGGACCAAGAACGCCAGCCGATGCTGATCGACCGGGCACTCGGAATCGAGCGCGTACTGGTAGAGCTGCCGGAACGCGCGGCGGGCGGTTTCGGCGGGGGTCATCGCAACCCCGCCAGCGCAATCACTACCGCGCCCGTCACGACGCCGAGCAGAGCGAAGGCGAACCAGTAGACGGCGGTGCCTTCCGTCCACCGCCGGTCCTCCTCCATCCAAGCCAGCGCATCCCTGCTGGCCTGGACGCGGCGCTCCTGCTCCTCGGTCATTTCCATTTCCTCCTTTTGCCTGCCTCACCGGGCCTTGCCTGCTTTGCTTCGCCCTGACGTGCCGAGCCGTGCCTCGCCGCGCCCTGCCTGCCATGCCTCGCCCCGCCTGGCCTTGCCTGGCCGAGCCGTGCCTCGCCTGCCATGCCCCACCACACCAAGCCCAACCACGCCTTGCCTTACCCGGCGCGCTTCTTGCGCTCGTTGCGCGCAAGAAACTTGTCGATGCTCGCGCGCAGCTCGTCGCTGGCGTCAAGCGCGTCGGCGTAGCGCAGCAGCCGCGCCTGGACGCTTCTCAGGTCGGTCAGCAGATGCGCGATGACCGCCCGCGTCGCTTCCGGCGACGACTGCACCACCGAGACCGCGACGTACTCGCGCGATCCCCGATCCACGTTGAGATAGGCGCGCACAGGCGGCTCGTTCGGCTTGTGCGGCTCCAGATGAACGACCACGCGGCGGATCAGCCCGCGGGCTTGAAGCAGCCGATACTTCTCGGCAGCCTCGGCGTCGTTCCAATCGAACATCGAGTGCAGCGCCGAATTGGCGCTGCGTGCCCGATCCACGACCGCTTCGGGCGTGAGCTTGTCGCCAAGCTCGCGCGCCATTTCCTCCAGTTCGCGCTCCCAGCGGGACATCACGACACCACCTCGAACGTACCCCAGCCGAGCCCGTAGCTCTCGCGGCTGAACGGACGCCCCTCTCCGACGCCGATCTGCATTCCGGCGCGGGCCAACAGGTTGGACACATCCCCGACCCTGAACTGGTCGCCGTCCCAGCGCACCCGCAGCGTGGCGCTCCAGCGCCGGAACATCGGCCTAGAACGCAAGTCGGTCACGCCCGTCTGGTTTCGCGTCGCAGCGACGTGCTGCTCGTAGTCGCCGATGATCCGCACCAGCGGCTGTCCGCTGACGAGGTCGAGTCCGTCCGCCTCGACGAAGACGGACATCTTCGCCATCGTCATCTTGAAGCCGACCAGGCGGCAGGCATCGATCATCGCCGCGCGCCATGCCGACGCCGGAAAGCCGATGGTGCCATCCTCCAGGCGGTGCAGCGCCGCCTCGCAGTCAGCCGCGAAGTCGCGCGCCTCGCGCTCTTTCTTCGATTTCGCCGTCGATCCGGCCTCGTGCTTCTCGCGCATCTTCTGACGCGCCTTCTCGGAGAAGGCGGCCATGACCAGCGGCGCGGTGCCGACGATCTCGAACTGCGCGCGCTCGAACTTCGGCGCGGCGATGGTGACGATCTCTTGTTTCGTGAACGCGTTCATCTGAACCTCCCTTTTCAACCAGCCAGATCCGCAACCCGGCGGCGGCTCTCCTCCATGATGCGCTCATGCGCGTCGGGCGACGCGGCGCTGATGTCATCGAGGTTGCCGCGCTGGGCCAGCATGATCTTGTCGATGTCCTTGACGCTCGCCGCCTTGCGGATCGCCGCGACGATGGCGCGGCCGCGCTCGGCCAGCTCGGGCGTGAGGGTTGCGCCGGTCGGGGCGTCCGAGGACGCTGCAGCCGGGGAGTCTGCATCCGACGCGGCAGGCGCGGTGTTGTCGGCCTCTTGTTCGGTGGCATCGAGGAGGGCGTCCATCGCCTGCGTCACCGCGGCCAACGGCGAAGAGGCGGGAGGCGGGGTGATGTCGATCGCGCCGGACGGGCCGCGCGCCTGCTGGTAGTCGATCTCGTCCGCGACCGGCAGGCCCATCATCACCTCGGGCGCGAACAGCCGGATCAGCATCGTCGCGCTGCGGTAGCGCAGCATCTGGTCGGGCATCGTGCGGTACTTCGGGTTTTTCGTCCAGCCCTCGGCCTCGGCCATCGCCATCGACGCCGTCGCCTCGACCGGCTCGCCGCTGTCGGCCAGGGTGGCGAACGCGGTCACGCGCAGGTTCTTGCCCTCGCCCTCGACGCGCCAGTTGATGCGGCGCGCGAAGACGCCCGAGCGGTTGGCCTTGGCGATCATGTACGTCGCGGACCAGCCCGCGCGGCCGCTGACAAAGTAGATGTTCTGCAGCACGACCAGCGGCTCCTCGCGCGTGCGCTTGGCGATCGCGTAGGCGATGAGGCAGTCGGCCATCTTGCCGCGCAGGTGCGGCGGGACGAGCTCGCTGGCGGCGAACATCTTGGCGACGCGCTGCGAGTGTTCGAAATGCGCCGGCGCGAGCGGATCGTAGTCCGTCGAGACGGCGGGCAGGTTCACGATGTTGGCGGTGTCGGTCGTCATGCCGTGTACTCCCTCTGGATGCTGGCTGCGATCTCGTTGGCCGCCCACTGCGGAAGGCCGATTTCGAGAACACCCGCGGTGTAACCCGGCCAGTCATTGTCCGCAACAGATTTCGCGAAGCGTCGCAGGATCTGGCGCAGCTGCTGATCGGCGGCGCTGGCGGCGTCGGCGCTGAGCGCGGCGACGTAGCCGAGGTGCGGGGCGTTGCTGCCGACGACCATGAAGGCATGGCTCGGACGCTGGACGCCGAGCAACCCGGCGACGAGGCGGAACATCGCGTCGCCCAGGTCGTAGCGGAGGTTCGCCGCGGTCTTGCGCCACGCATTCGGCGCGGGCGATGCGGTGGTCTTGAGGTTCACAGCCAGCCCGGCGCGGCTGATGTAGAGGTCCGGCCGGCACAGCAGCGTCAGCCCGGTCTCGGGATCCTTCGCGATCATCGTGACCTCGGCGCGGCCGCCGGCATCAAGGAGGCGGCGCGCGTCGGGCTGGGCCATGAGCGCGTCGCGCATCGCGAGGATTTGCATGTGCGCGTCAAAGCTGATGATCGACCGGCCCTCCTGCTCGTCGCGCCACGCCCGGCCCTCGCGCGTCGAGAAGTTGAGGCCCTCGGGCTTGACCGCGTAGCGGTCGTGGAAGGCGTCGGCACCTTCCAGGATGTAGCAGTGCGCGGCGGTGCCGAGCGTCATCGACGCGGTCGGCTCGTTGTGGATGCGCGCCGGGTTGCCGCGCCAGAAGGCGAAGGCGTGGGCCGGGCACTCGGTCTCGTAAGCGACGAGGTCGCTGCCGGAGACCGCCGGTGCCGGGATGCCGGTGCCGGACAAGTAGGCGTCGAACGAAACGTCGTGGTGGATGCCCTCATCGATCATTGGTCGTTTCCCTCTTGAGCTGGCGGTGGACCCAGCCGCGCAGCGCGGCCAGGCGGGACTTCTTGAGGCCGCGCGGGGCGTGAGCCGCGCGCTTGACCATGCTGCGGTAGACGCGCAGCAGCTTGCGACGTTCGGTGGTCATCGCTTGCCCTCCATCGCGGCAAGTTGGTGCTCCAGCGCGGCGATGCGCTGATGTGCTAGCAGGTAGTCGAGCGTCTCGGGGTTGAGATCGCGGGCCAGCTCGATGCGGAGCTGGATGCGCGCGCGGAGCGTCGCCGGGGTATCCGGCAGGGCGCGGACGGCGGGGAGGGGGCGGGTCATGCTGCCTCCAGCGGTTTGTCGCTCAACACGCTGTCGAGCGCGTCGCGCAGGCGCTGCGCGTCGTCGGGGTCGAGGCGGATGGTCAGGCTGTCGATCTCGACGATTACGCGGCGGAACGTTTCGCCATGCTCATAAGACCGCGCGTCGACCTTCTGCGCGCCCATAAAGGCGATCTCGATGTCGCGGATCATGCCAGCACCATGATCGCGGCGATGGTGGCGCCCATCAGGGCGGCAAAAACGAGGTGCATGGTCAGCCCTCCAGCTCGGCGGCGATGGTGCTTTCGGCGTGGACCGCGATCTCGCTGACCATGTCGGCCACGCTGGCGATGCTGCTCTGGTACTCGCGGTCGAAGGCCTTCTCGACCTCGACCGACATCGGCACGGTGCGGTCGATCTGCGCGCCGCAGATGTCGCGCAGGCGCGTGAGCGCCGCGATGATGTCGCGCTCGGCGTTGGCCTTGGCGATGTCGATGCGGCGCAGCGCGCTTTCGCAGTCCTCGACGAACGAGCCGCCGTGGCAGTAGTGCTCGCCGCGGTCATCGCTGCGGTAGGTCATCATGCCGTTCATAGTCTGTCTCCCCGGTTGCGTCGCCAACGCGGCGACACCGCGAACATACACCAGCGGTGCAGGCCGTCAACAGCCATCCGCAAATAGCCCGCTTGACGGGTACACGCCGGGTGTAGTAGCCGTGGCGACATGACCCTGATCGATTTCCTCGCCGCACTCGGCGGCACCCAGCAGGCGGCTCGCGCATTCGCGACCTCGCCACAGGCCATCAGTAATTGGAAGCGCCGGCAGCGGCTGCCCGCCTCTCGGCAGCTCCAGGCGCTGCAGATTGCGCGCAAGAAGCGCCTCCGGTTCGACCCGGCGGCGGCCACGCAGCCCGAGGCCCGGCGATGAACAGGGTAACCGCGATCGAGCAGGTCACCAACGCGCTGCGCGCCGCCGGTGGCCGGGCCACGACCTTGGATCTCTGCGCGGCGTTGTCGCACATGGACCGCGCGGCGGTGTTCGGCTCGCTGGCGCATCTCAAGCGGCGTCGCATCGTGGACAGCAACTACGTCCCGACCCGCCCGCCGGAAACCGGCTGGACATACTGGTTTGCGTCGATGAAGCCGGTACGCGGCTCGCGCTATCGGGCGGCGGTCTCGGCGGGGTTCACGAGGGTCATCTGCGAGTGGATGGACGCCCAAGGCGGCGAGGCCAGCATTGAGGCGTGGCGGGAATGGGCCTCGACCATCTCCAATCGCATCCGGCTCAACAGCGCG